TGAACGTGAAAAAAATAAAACAGAAAAGGTTTGGCAAGGAAGCCCATTTAGTTTTAAGGGGTAATTATGGAATATGTCATAATTATGGGCTTGACATTGGCTGTCTTTTGCTCTATAATTATAATTATAACTAAAAAAGAAAAAAAATCTTTTAATAAAACTGTATACCGTCAAAGCGATATGCACAATATACTAAAAGATTTTTTCTTTAAAGATATAGATAATGACAAAGTTATTACATCTCAATCTAAAATTTGGAAAGAGAAACAAAGTACTAAAGTTGTTATCTTAGATCAAAAAGCATATTGGATATCCAATAATACATTTTATGTTGGGGAAGCAGTTAATGGCAAAATAAAGCCAGAGACTGGAGAGCCATTAGATACATCTAATATGTCAAAAAGAGAAATAGATAAGATGTTATTCATCCTGGATAACTTAAAGAATGGGAAAATAAATGATAGTGGCAGTGCAGGGAACTAATGAGTTTAACGATTACAATCTATTCCTTCGTGCTATAAGTGTTGCTTTATCTGGAATGAAAGAAGAAGAAAAAGATTTTATAATTTATTCAGTTGGTCCAACAAGGGTCAATTCTTTTGTTTCAGAGTTTTCAAACCTTTCAGAAAGAGGAATGAAAGCAAGGGGTCGTAAGATAAAGTTTTACAAAGTTCCAGAAAGTTGGGTACATGACAACATGGATCAAGTAAACTATTTTGCATTTCTTAGTAAACCAAAAGAGCCAGTATCCAAACTAACTACTTTTGCAGAATCAAAAAATGTAGAAGTAGGAATCTTCCGTTACTAAAAGAAAGTACAAACATGATAATTAATTCGTTAGCACATATGGAAAAAATTGTTTCAAAGAATAAAGAACTTGAATGGGTAGGTTGGGACGTTGTAGAGCGTAAGAGATCAGACCTTGCAAGAACATCTCCAAGTGGGGTACGTGTAAAAAATGCATGGTACCTACAAAAAACATTTAGCCTTAATCGTAATGGTTGGGATATTCCAAACAAATACGGTCAGTAAATGAAGCAGCATTTATGGAAAGATGAAGCAGCCTGCCTTGGTCTTGATACTAACATATTCTTTGATAAGTATGAAGAAGATGTTGACACTCGTCCAATAGTAGACTCAATATGCCAAAGGTGTCCAGTATCAAAAGTTTGTTTTGCTAATGGGGTTTCTGGAAAAGAATATGGTGTTTGGGGTGGAGTATTTCTTGAACTTGGTAATATCTCTAGAGAATTTAACAGGCATAAAACAAAACAAGACTGGGCTAACACCTGGCAAGCATTGACAATGGAGAAATAATTGTATACAGATCAAATGCGTAGAGCCTTTCATTCTATACTTCCTCCAAAAGGATTTAACATAGAATTGATTGACAATGAGCATTTTATGACAATTAAATTAAATGAATATTTATTTGCAAACATGGTTCATGATGATAAGATACAGGCTCTACAGTATGTTTTAACTGTTAAAAAGGCATTAGAAATGGAAGGCGCAATTGTTTTGGTAACAAGAGAGGCAATAAAATGAGAATATTTATATCTATTGCTTCTTATCGTGATCCAGAACTTCAATGGACAATTAAAAGTGCTATTGAAAATGCTAACAACCCAGATAACCTATATTTTGGAGTCGTTCATCAAGGAGTTGATTCAGAATTATTTGATATTCAGGGAATTAAAAACATATCTTTAACAAAGATGCATCCAAAAGAAGCAAGAGGTGCTGGATATGCAAGAGCAAAAGCCATGGAGTTGTACTGTGGACAAGAGTATTTTCTTCAGGTTGACTCGCATACAAGATTTGTTCCTGGTTGGGATTTAATCTGTATTGATCAATTAAACAGGGCTAAGAACATATCTGGCCACAGCAAGGTTATTTTGTCATATTTTCCAGCACCATTTGAGCCTGAAAGAAATGGGGGTATGTTTTTAGTTAAAAACAACCCAAAAATAAAAGACTATCCAACTAGACAAAAGTTATCACTAAATAAAAGAAAACAATGGACAGCAGAAAGATTTGAGTTTAATAGTAAACTAAAAGAAAATCCAGAGTTATCTGAAACGGTTCTTGGTGGTTTTATGTTCTCAGATGCTTCAATTATTCAAGAGGTTCCTTATGATCCAGAGATTAGTTTTTTTGGTGAAGAAGTTTGTTTTGCTATGAGGTCTTGGACTAGGGGATGGGACATATATTCACCATCAAAAAATATTGTTTATCATTTTTATTCTCGTGGTGGATATAGCAAAATATGGAAAGATAGAAACCTTCGTGGTCTATCTTGGAAAGAATTAGAAGACATATCATATGCTAAACAAAAAAGAATTCTTTGTGGTGAAGAAGAAGGCATATTTGGAGCAGGATCTATAAGAACACTTGAAGAGTATGAGATGTTTACTAATACTAACTTTAAAGACTTTTATAGTTTGACAAACCCCCAGCGTTAGGATATAATTAAGTTATGTGGAGTGGTAATATGAAAGATATTTTTATTGTTGTTTTTGCAACACTGTCAGTTTGCTTTGCAATCTCATACCTATTAGTTTTAAGGCAATCTATCAAACTTAAAAGAGATGTCTCAAAACTTTTTATTGAAAAGACTTTGCTTCAAGAATATGTTGATCTAACAAAGTCTACAAAAATAAAAGAAGATTCAGATGATTCAATACACAAAGAAAACTTTATCAAGTTCCTTTCTGATTCTAGACTCTGGGCATTTGAATATATTGAGACGGTTCAAAAAGGATTAACTAAATTTATTAATGATGTTGATGCAGATATATCTTATTTTGATGAGTATGGTGAGGCATTGTCTATGTCAAGACCAGACTATCCACTTATGAAAAATATTTCAAAATCATACAAAGAATTAAAAACACTACTTCCAGAGGATGAAATAAAACAATGAAAGATATATTATTGTCAACACTAACAGGTTTTGGGTGTGGCGTTGTATTTGCTGCATTCAAATTGCCAGTTCCAGCCCCGCCAGTTTTTGCGGGAGTCGCAGGAATTGTAGGGCTATGGGCTGGATATGCTATACTAATTAAGGTTCTATCCTAGGAGGAAACATGAACACAGAACAACTAAAGGCACTACTTGCATCATACGGACGTTCAGTCCTTGCATCAGGCCTTGCACTATACATGGCAGGCGTAACAGATCCAAAAGATCTATGGACTGCCCTTGTTGCAGCAATTGCACCCGTTGCAATTAGAGCAATCAACCCTAACGACAAGGCTTTTGGTATCTTGCCAGATGCTAAGGCCGTAGAGATGGCTCTGAAGGCTGCTAAGGCACCTGCAAAGAAGGCTGTCAAGAAGGCTGTTGCTAAGAAGGCAGCACCAAAGAAGTAACATTTACTTACAGAATTGCCAGTCTAGAAATAGGCTGGCTTTTTTGTTTTATGAGTTAATAATATTTATATATTTTTCTTTTAATGACTCTCTTGAAAAATGTTCAAACCCTAAATTAAATGCTTTTGTTTTCATTGCTTCTTTATCACTAACAATATAGTTATCAATAAGTTCAGCAAGTGATCTAGGACTAACTGACCAAACATCTACAGTTGCTTTTGCTTTAAATCTATCAATTCTTTCAGCCTTTAGTGTCCACTCATCTGGCAATACCGTTGTGTTTGGAGAAACCCTTGGCATAAACACTGGTAAGCCACTCATCAATGCTTCATTCATTGGTAAACATAAACCAGCATATCTTCTAGGCAATACCATTGCATCATAGCCAGAGTATAGATCCTGCTTGTTTACAACGTTATCGGTTTCTATAATAATTCTTTCATCTGTTGATTTAATTTCTAAAGGTGTTTGTGTTTTAATAACTAATTTGTAATCTTCCTTTGAATATTCAAGCATCTTGATAACAGTTTCGGTACCGTTGCGATCTTTAACGGCTGCCTTACCAGCAACATGCAAAATTCTTTTATGGTCTTGTGCATTTATATTTCTTACATCTTTAAATAACTCTGCATCGGTTGGTGGCGGTAGATGAATAACTTCACATCTAGTACCATATAACCTTATAATATCATCTATATGCCAAGTACTTGGAGCCAATAATACATCTGGTAATGACCAGTCTTCATGTTGTAAGTTACCTAAAAACTCATAGTTATATTGAAG